GTGATACCTTCCCATGAAAATAAATTATTCATGCCTTCTGGATTTATACTCATTCTAATATTGTCATAAATCTTTTGAGTATTTGGATTTGGAGTAGTGTTATATACTAATTCAGCAGTAGCATCAACTCCATAAATAACCAAAGGAGTTCCCTCATCATGCTTGTATAAAGATGTATTATTTTGGCTATAAAACGACCTTTTTAAGTTGCAATATATAAATGGCTTAAATGAATGAAATGAAGTGTATTTGTTGCTTTCTTCATTATACTCAATGGTATATTCGGTTGCATTATCTCCATTAGTAGTTTTTACTAATCCGTTTCTATTTGAGAAAGTAGTTATCAAGCTATTATTCTTAAAGTCAAATATAGAGTGGATGCCACCCCATATTCTAGCATCATCAAAGTTACCCTCATTGACTAAACTCTCATAAATATCCGCTCCAACATAAGGCTTTTTCCAATAATACTTAGACTGCTCTGTAAAGAAATTATGCATACCAAAGGTATCAGATATTATGTTAAATCCATCTTGCCCAAATCTCCATTGCTTACCTTTATTGGCATCAACTCCATAGATACTTCTACCATTTGCTATAACAGACCATTGGTGCTGACTTCCGTAATCGGTATGGATATATTCTTGTCCATCATATCCTTTGCCACTTCCAACTGTTAATTGGTTTTGCGCTGCTTGTAGCATTGTCCTTTCATTGAACCTCATTTTGGATAAAGCACCCTCCTGGATTATGTAGTTTGCATCAAACAAATCTACGATTTCGGTTATAGAACCATGCTTACCATCTGCATAAGCAAAATTATTTACTTTGAACTTTCTAAAGCTATCATTGCATTCCCCAAGATATTTCAATTCGGAGTGAATATACATCAATGGAAAATCAGTTCTATCTAAGCCACAATCGTTTCTAACAAAATACTTATTTACACTCAAATTTTCATCAGGCGTTTGTAGTACTTTATTTACGTTAAATTCTTCTAATCTATAATAATCTGAAACTCTGCTTTGAAATATTCCATCTTGCATCATTTCATTCATATCTCCACCCAATACACCACTAATATCGTTTGCCTGTGATCTACTTCCTACTCTAGCATATCTACTTCCTTTTTTCATAGTGAAGTTAAATTTGCTTTCAGTTGGGAATATTAATCCTAATCCATAATCTCGTCTATTTTCAGGGTCTTCTTCATATAAAGGAACTAATCTACAATAATCAAAGAAATCTACGAAACAATCGCCACCCCATACTTCAACATCGTCAAATACAATTCTACCACCCGAAGTAGCTTGTGATATTGTAGTTGGATTTATAGGAATAAAATGGCCTATATTTTTATAAACTCTATTTTTTACAATATTATCGTCTAATACATATCCATCTAATCCCGTTCTATAATTTGCTATGAAATAAGAACTTCTATTTGTTATCATGTCAGTAGGATTTATCCAAGGAGTATAAAAACTCAATAGATTTCCGAACTTAGCTGATACGTATATTGAATTTTGATGCCCTCTGGCCTGCCAATCTTCTGTTGGCGGTAGTGCTTGATACCCATTTAAGAATGTTTCCCAATTTGATATTAAGTAATATCCATCTCCAATAGTATAAAATTCTTCTTTGAATACGGGTGCTTTTATTTCGTCTGCATTTTTTTCAGTTCCCCATAAGACAAATGGTTGAACGTTTCCTATACCTACTGAACCTGCCCCATCTAAATCATTAACCCACTGAACTCCACCCATTAATGTAGAATAGTGCTTTGTATTCCATTGGTTGTTTCCACCACTAAATGCACTTGCGTAACTTCTAGTATTTACTATTGGTTGTCCATCAAATTTTGGACTATTGAATGATAATTGGCAGTTACCTACTATTTTAAATTTGTTTGTTCCTTGTGTATTTATCACATTTGAATCAATAAGAAAATCAGGAGCTTCAAATGTAAATGTATGTTGTGCAACGTATCTACCACCACTTTTATTTGAACCATGGTCATCATCAGATGCCGTTACCACTGAACTTACAGGAGTTATACCTTGCGAATAGAATGGTCTAGTGTTTGGTAGCGTATTTTTATATAAATATAAAGAACCATGACTATGTAATGGTTGAACTTTAGGTATATTCCTTTCATATCCTAATGCATCAGGAAACGGACTTTCGTTATTTACTTCATTTACTTCAACTGTACAATTCAATAATAGTCCTTGACAAATAATGTCAGGAACTCTATCACTTCTAATGATAGAAAATCCACTTAATTGAATTTTACCATCAGCATCATAAATTATATCTGTCAAATCAATTCCACTAAATTTTGCTCCTAATATTTTTAAAGCGTGGTTTGAATCTCTAAATATTGTGTCTGTTATTGGGTCTGTTGCACCAGTTGCTGGGTCATAAATTGTCAATGTGTAATCTCCAATAGAGCCAGTTGTTCCAACAGTTGTTCCACTAGGTCTTCTTAATGACCAATTATTATTATACTGCTCTGGAAACTGAAAATCTCCTATGTATTGTGCAAAGCATGGTTGCCCTTTTCTATCAAATAATACAATAGAATAAGGATATAACCCACCTCTAAAGTGTCCTTTGAACGTATGCTCCCATTGTGTGCCTTTGTAGTTTATGTAATCTTGAACAATAGGCAATGTTTCTGTTACTGCTCCAAATACTCCTTTTGTTACAAATGTAGTTTTAGGTGCTTGATTTGTGAGCGGTAATTGAAACTTAGTGTTTGTTTCATCACTAAGCATTTCTCTTATTATAGGAGTAATGGTTATTGCATTTAGAACTTCATCTGCAATTAATGGTTGCTCTCTTAATACTATATTACCCTCATGTAAAAAGTTATTTTTGATATTTTGTGTTTTAGCGTGGCTAACATCAAAGTATCTTTGGTTAATTTCTTCTAAAAGTATGCCGTTACCAACATCTGAAATGTGCGAAACGTCAATAGTTGATGCCGTAATGTCTAGTTTTTGAAACACATAAGCTCTTTTTGGTGCTTCATCCGTTTCCCAAACAACACAACCTACTTCTACTTCCTTAAATCGAACATCTAAATCAGTAAGCCTAATCATGTGTCCTTTCTTTGTTGAAGTGCCACTCACTTCCATTTCATACTCATTCCAATCCGTTAAGTTAGGCTCGTCACTAGTTATAAATATAGCTTCTGAAATAGGCGACCATGGACTTGTATATCCGTTTTTATGAATATATCTATAAAAATATTGTCTTTTAGCTACGGTTAATGTACCACTAATGTTTCTATAAAATCTAATATTACCCCAATGCAAGTCTATCATTCTATCCATTGAATGCACTGAATAGTAGTTTGGATATGGAGGGTTGTATGCTGCACCCCAATCGCCTAATGCAAAAAGATTAAATACTCTTGGGTCGTTTCTATCATCATTCCAATATATTCGCTCAATACCATCATTTTCTACAATAGAATTTACTTTACATCTGTTTCTGAAATTTAATCTATCATTGTATGGATCATAATCATCATTGAATAATTCATAAATTGCATATACTCCAAATTGGTCTTCTTTTAGTCCTACTATTCTACTAGTAACTCCATTGGTAACTAAAAGTATGAGCTTATTATTAGATTCGCACCCACCTACTATTTCTTCATTTGCATTTAGATTAAATACAAATGTAGTCCCATTGGCAAAAGTCCATGCTAAAGTATTGTTATTTTCATTGAATACTAATCTCCCGTTAAGGCTTTCTAAATAGGTATTTGCTTGAGTATAATTTTCATTATAATCTCTTTTCATACCTCCATTAAAACTATTTATGTGCTTCATCTATATTCTTGGGTTTCTAAATACGTATCCTAAGTATTCAATTTGTTTTTGTGTAAGTTGGTTATATTGTGAGCGCGCTTGTCGGCACAATTCATACCATCTTCTTTGACACTCTGCACTTCTATTATCTCTATATCTAAAGCATAGTTTCCATTTAATGTATTCTTGTATTGCAATAACACACACATCTGCAACTTTCGGATAACCATTGTCATCCATTGGTCTAGCCATATATTTAATTTTGGCAATCGTACCATCCTCTACCGCAGGACTGAATGAAATAAAACATCCATCAGCAGTGAATATCTTTTTAGAATTTGCATTGCTACAAGGACAAGTGTTAGTAACTAAATCGCTACACTCATTTCTTTGCTCAAAATCATATAATTCTCCATTGATTGAAACACAATCAATTATTTTCATATCAGCACAATACCTTATCTTGTTATTTTTTATTGTGAAATCTCCCGACTTATTTTGCAGTGCATTTTCTTTTCCTATCAAGTCTTGTGCCTCAACTGCCCAACGAACTAAATCTTCTTCAAGCGTTTGCATAACTCCACTCATACCTAAATCGCCACAAGCAGTTCTAATAGGAGTAAATGTGCTTACGTATTTTATTATTTCCATTTATTGTGCTTTATCCCACTTACCTAATGGGCATTTTTCGTTAATCAATGACGTTTTCCACTTTATAATGCACCCACAACCTGGATATTGATTGCCTAATATTCTTTGTTCTCCATCATACTCTAAATTCTTAACTGCAGTACCTTTTGTTGAACTAGAACAAAACTCTCCATCTTTAATTGGACAAGTTTCGCAAATACTTCTTCTTTCTGTAGAAATTGGTTTACCTACAAATCTAAGTTTTAGTGTTTCTAATAAGAAATGATTATTTTTCATAGTAGTTCCAATTATTTTTTACTTTTTCATAAAGCATCTCTCGGTATTTTTTACCCAAAGTAAACTCTACTTGTATTTCCTTTTCCTTTGTTATTAGTTTCTTTATAGAATCCATAAACACTACATATTCGTGTCCATTCCATTTCTTATCATGCTCATATCCTTTTCTGCTAGGTATCTTTTTTATATAAAGTCTTTTCTTTAAAAAATAAACCTCTCCATTCTCTATAAGTTCCTCAATAGCAAATTCAAGATATTTGAGTATCATCTGTTTTAAAAGTATAGGACTTGGTTTCTTTCTTCTAGGTACAACAAATCCAGTGTCATCTTGTTTCCTATCTACATACCTTTTTAAAGTTAGTTTACCTAGTTCCTGCAATGATAATGGCATTAGGAAATTCCATTTCTTATGCTCATTTTCATTAGTTATAACTTTATTATAACCTTTTTTCTCATACCTTACTTTCGTTGCTGCCATCGTTTTTATTATCTGGTAAGCTCCTTAATATAATTGGCATTGTATGAGCAAAAATCATATCATACATTGCCTTTTCTAAATGACTAGGAATAGGATAGCAGTCCTTATCCCAATCAAAACACTTTTCTACATTGTCTATACCGCAAGTTTGAATTGTTGTTGGATCATCAGCAACACCTCTCACATTAATATAACACAAGTCATTGTTTCCATATATGTAAACTTTATTGCCAATTATTTGAGCAGATACTCCGCTTTTTCTTTTGTAAGGTGCGTATTCATCTAAAATTGCATCTGTAATCCCTATTGGAATAGTGCTAATTTTATCTACTAGTCCTAAAAATGTAATTCCAGCATTGCCCGGCAAGTCTAAAACTTTTGGGATTATTGCCATAAGTAGATTTTCTCCCCATTTAACTTCGGAGCAATTCGCTTGGTCTACCTTAGTCAATTTTATACAACCAAAATCTTGCTCGTATTGTGGGTTGATTATATCAGAGTTTCTTAAATCTTTATACAATAGGTCATTTCTAACGTATTTTGCCCAATAGAGTATTTGTCTATCAGAGAAGCTATAATCTCTATTAGATACACCCTCTGAATAAAGGTTTCTTACGTTATAAACTATTTCATTAGCTGTTGGCATCTTCTTCTATAAATTTAATTTCATAACTTCTAGTGAAGCTATTTAAAACTTTGACTGCCTTTAACTTTTTTTTAACTACCGCAGGTTTTACATCCACCGGTTGTTCCTGTGATTTTTTGTTCGCTTTTTTCACCTTTCCATGTATAAGTTATTCTAACATTAGGATTAGGATTAATCCCCGTTAGATTATGAATAATCATTTCTCTATTTATTAGCTTACCACCAACAACGTCATGTGGTATATCTAATTCAGATTGAATTATAAACTCAATCAATTCTTCATCCGTCATTGCATTTATTTGATTAAATGCCTCTTGGTTACTCAAATACTCCATTTCTTTGTGCTATTTCGTTGTTAATTGCATTTGCTTGGTTGTAATTCTCTGTGTTTACATCTTGTTTCCTAACTGCCATTTCAACTATTTCTTCTGCAAGATAATCGGGCAGTTCAAATACTCCCGTTGGGTTGGTATCTGAATTGATTTTCTGTGGCTCACGTATGTAAACAATATTTACTCTAGTCGCAGTTGGTAAAACTTCTATTTTTGGCCCTGCTGTAATAAAGAATAACGGCTCTTTTGTTGTTGGCCTATTGAAAGGGTCTTGCTTTAAAACATCAATATTGTTGTTTTTAGCTTGTCTAATGTTTCTAGTAACCAATCCATCACAAGTATCATTAAACTCTCCATTTATCCTAGCTAGATACCTAAAATTAGTAATATCTGTAGTAAGAAATATCTCTGTGCCAATCTTAGTATAAGGCACTAGTAATCTATCTAGCTTAACTGAATGCTCGTGGTTGATTTCAAATTTATTATATTCTTGCTCAATCCAATCATTGTAAGCTATATTACAAAAATTATCAAACTCCGATTCAGTAAAGTAAGGCGAACCTACTTTATCTAAAAGGGAGTTTGATAAATTAAACATTTGTTCAAATGTCATAAAGAATTATTTATTTTTCTTATCGACTTTACTTGACATTACCTCATCTTTATATACGTTTCCTTTCAAGTGTATATAAATATCTTTTTCTTCTTTACACCATAATACAACTTTGTCTATTCCATAGCCAATAGCATTACCCATGTAAGAATAGTACCCATTTTCAGCATACAAACCTTTTTTCTCACTAGCATTACCTTTTTCAAGTGATGCATGGATAACCTCTAAAATAAGCCTATCAGGATTATTGAAGTAGTCTGCAATTTCTTTTGCTTTTACTTTGTCTGAACTAAACTTAACTAGTTCATTCTTACATTTCTTAGCACTACCATAGATACCGAATATCTTTGCAAAGTTTACAACTCTTGCATCATCCATGTTTAGAATTTCATCAGATAATCTGTGAGATTCTACAAGTACATCATGCTCTTTTTGCTCATGTAGTTCTTGGTCATGCAAATAAAATCTTTGGTTTGCACTTAGCGTTTGTCCTTCTTTTGGATAAGATAACATAGCGCTAAATGTTGGACTTTCTGTTGCCGCCTTAATAATATCAGCGTGTAATGGATATAAGTCGGGTTGTAAAAGCATCCCATTACCATCTATCTTTAAAGATTCTCTACCTAATGTAGATAGAATTACTTTCCCTTTAGTGTCTTTGAAATCTCCACTAATCTTAAGAGAACCTACTATGTTACCACTAAAATTTGGATTCGGACGGATTTCTACTATTTTACTCATTTACTTGTTTACTTTTTTTTGATTTAATAAAATTTATTTCTAATGTAAAATATAAATAAGGGAGTTTTACGGAACTCCCTTACTATTAGTGTTATTACTAAGCTATTGGTCTAAATAGTAACATTGAGCTAGGCTCGTTTACTATCACAACAAATTCAGTATCGTATGCAGCAGTGTAGCCATCATACAAGTTAGCCGCTTTTGGAGAAGTTGGGTCTTTAGGGTCCATCTTTCCAGGAACATACTTGTAAGTAAATGCACTTGATGTACCACAACCCTCTCTGAAATAAATTTCATATAGAGGCTTACCATCACAAGTTGTTTTTGGATGTATCAAGAATTTGTAAGATTCATTAGGTATTACGCTACCACTTCTTACGTGTTGGAATGATGTATTACCAAAAAGCATACATTTTTCTAGGTTAAGAACATTACCTGCAAAATGGTATTGCAAGATATTCATACCTAATGCATAGTCATACGCTTCTCCAGACTTAAAGTCATGTAAAGTACAACATCCACCAGCAGTAAATGCTTTTTTCTCTAATACTTTTTGAAGTAAAGAGAATGCAGCAGGGCCGCATCTAGCGAATAATTCTGTACTAGCCATGTTTCTTTCAGCTGCCCATTCTTCGATAGTTACTTCTATCAAGTCTAAGAATGCAGCGTAGTTCGTAGGGTTGGTATATGTAGCCACAGAGAAGTTAGTTACGTTACCTCCTTCTATTTGAGCTTCGATACCATCACCAGTAGTCAATGTTCCATCAGGGCCAGTAATCACAGATGCACCAGCAGAGTTTTTATTAGTTCTGCCATAGTATACGGCAGCTTCCATAGTTCCTAAGAACAAATCAAATACTTGTAAATCTTCTGTTGAGTGGAAACACATTGAGCCATTAGCTCCCTCTATCCAAGTGCTATTCATTACACCAGTTTTACATACTTGTCTTGATATACAGATATGTGTAGTATAGTTTTTATACCAATCAGGTGCTACTACAGATGCTTTTACACAGCTTTCGGTACAAGTACTAGTTGCAGCCCAAGTCCATGGTAAGCTATCTCCAATACCTACTATACCAGCAGGGATTGTTACCGCAGCAGTTGCAATAACTTTTGCAGTGTAAGAATAAGGCCCTGCACCAGTAGCTGCAGTCATAATCAACAAGTTGATTTGTCCACCATTCACGCTATCATTGATAGTTACAACCATTCCTGGAGATAACCAATCTTCTGCGAATGCAATGGTGAATGTACTGTTTAGTGCTATTGAAGAACCGATTGGAGGCAATGTAGTAATAGTCAAAGCTGGTCTAACTTTCGTTTCAACTGCCCAAGATATATTATCTCCTGCGATACCCATTTGTCCAGATTTTACTCTGTTTTGGAAAGTAGTTTCATCTATTGATGCATCTAGTCCAATTAAGTCACGAAGAAAACATAAAGTTTTGTCATCGCAATATTTTTTTACTAATTGTTTCTTGATTTGTGGGTAAAGTAACAATACGTCACCTAACCATTTACCGTCTACGGGATTTTTGTTTGGCAATCCGCCAGTATAAATTTTCATTTAATTTTTAATTTTTTAATATTCCACTTGCTTCACTCATGTAAAACAATACTACTTGAATCCATCAGGGTTAAATTGATTGAACCCTTTTGCTTTTTCAGTAATATGTTTTGAAACAGATGGCGTAACTGCTGGTGCAGTAGCCATTTTTTCAACCATAGCAACTTTAGAAACTCCTTTTTGCTTAATGTTATTCTTCCAATTATCCTCATATTTGAGGAATAGGGCGATTTTGCTAAGTGTTTGAGGGTCTTTTAGTGCTTTCTTAAACTCTGTTGAATTGGCAAACTTTCCTGCATCTTTGAGGATTTTTGCTCTTTTCGTTTCATCTTTAGGTAAATTCATACCTAGAAATTCTTTAGTATCAAGAATGGCTGTTTCTGTATTTTTTAATACTTCATCTTCTACATCTAGGTCAATGTTGTTAGCTAGAATAGAATCTTCAATATGTTTAGTTTTTGCTTCAATATTTCTTTTTAGCAATGAGTTGTACTCAATAGCGTAATCTTCTATTGTTTCAGGACTTACCTCATTAAGTTCTTCAATAGTTTTTTCAACTCTTTGAATAGCTTTTTCGTGGTCAAATCCTTTGTTTTTATACTCGAAGTATAGTTTTGCTTTAGCTTTGTCTTGGTCAGACATTTTAGACATTTTGTTCCACTCGATAATATCAGTGTCTGTGTCTATTAATGAGCGACCTTTAGCTATGATTGATAATTTTTTATTTGCTTCCTTTAAAGACTTGTAGCTTTCAACGGCTTTATCTTCATCGTCAATATCGGGGTCAAGTTCTTTGATAGATGCGAATACATCTTTCTTTATTGTGTTTGGATTTGCTTGTGTTTGTAGGTCTAAATCTTCAAATGACACCTCAAAAGTATCATCTTTATCATCAGTTTCTACTGTTGGTGCGTCTTGATTTGTAGTGTCTACTACTTTAGGTTCTTCTTTATTTGGCTCGGCTTCTACTTTTTTATTTGCAGATGTTGTAAAATCATCTGGATTAAAGGTAGGTTTAACTTCTTCTACTTTAACTTCATTCTCTATTTCTAACATTTAATATAGTTGTAAATTCCACTTAACTATACTCTAACTCTAACTTTTACTATTGCAAATATAATGAATATTTTAAAAAAGCAAATTAAAAATAAAAAAACTCCTATAAAATAGGAGTTCTTCAAATAATAATAATGATGGATCTAAATAACAAACAGAGATGCAAATATATAAAAAAATAGTGAATTGCAAATCTTTTTTTAAAATGGTAATTTATCCTTTATATGAATAATCTTTGTAAACGGATATTTAGGTAGTTTTCTTTCTGATTTGAATTTTCCGTTAATATAATATCCATAACTACCTGCATTGTAGCATCTCTTTTGAATTTTGCCAGTTTCTGAATTTAGTAATCCAATATCAGTAATTAGTAGATTTGTAAACTTAACTCCAAAGTTTACAATTATAAAAACCTCATCTTGTATGTCACGTAAATATTGCATCTTGTGTTTTTGTTGCGTAAATAAAGAAGTTATGGGAAATAGCTATCATCCGTTTCCAAATTGACAGACCCATCTACCTCGTTGCCCCATACATCCCAACCGCTTTTTTGTTCCCTTGCAAAAAGTTCTATTCTCGGAACATCGCCACAAAGTTGCACAATTCTTTGTCTTACCTCATCAGGTTTAACAGAGTGCTTTCGTGTTTGACTTGCCCACGCCACATATTGCAAAACATAATGGTCTTGAACTAAATCTTTTGTTTTCCCCCTTGTCCCCATAAAGCAATACTCACAGCTTCTCCTTGTGTATGGTGTTAATGTAGTTCTTACCAAACCTTCTTTGTGTTTGCTAATTTTATTCCACACAAAAGCAAGTGAATTATATTTAAACCCCCACGCTTCCATAAATTGTGCAACTTTTGGAATACGATTATCAGTAACCCACATAAACAAAAAAGCGTTTTCATCAGCAATGTGTTTTATAGGTATTGCCATTATTTCTTCATCTGTCATTGTTTGGTATGGCAACGCTTCGCCACCTTTAACTGAACCTGCTGTTAATCCACCTTTTACATATCCCATTTTCCAAGCTGGGTCTGCATATATTATTTGATATTTTTTCATTCTAATTAAATTTGTCGTTAATAAACCGCTACTTCCCATAACACGGGTTTGGCAAAAGTGGGCAGAAAACATTCTGCTAAAATTGAGCATCCTACAAGCCCACCTTCGCCAAGCCCGATACCGTTAGCGGTAATTTAACGGCTCTACTTCCCAAGCACGTTCAACTTCCATTCGACTTCCATTTGTGAAAAAAAAATATAGCTTATCTGTTCCGTATAGTTCTTTACATTTAGCAGGTTCAAACTCGTCTTTATGGAACGGACGAACCCAATAAAAACTACCGCTAACAACAGCTATATTCAATTGCGGTTTCTGTGGTTTCTTTGACATTTTTCTTTCTATTTAAGTTATTACTAATTTGATAATTTGTGATTCTAAATCCGCAACTAAATATAGCTGCGAACCGTTGGTGGCAAGTTTAAGCGACCGCCACCCAGTCCGAAGAATAAACGCTTTCTCTTTCATATTTACCTTTGTGAATTGACAAATTTTGACAAAGTATTTCCATTACAATTCTCATATCAATATGATGACAAACTAAAAAGTACTCTAAACTTTCAGAAAACCATTTTTCGTCTTCGTCATTTGGATTTGAGCAATCGGGTTCAATTCCTAAAATTTCAGCAATATCACCAACCCAATCAGAATTTCCATAAGGTCGTTTTGTATCTTGGTAAAAATGACCAGCATTATAATCGTCTCTATGAAAAACCCATTCAATAACATTTCTTTTTATTAGTTTTAAATGGTTTTCAGTAACTTCAAAAGTTTTAAGGTTTGAAAGTTTAGCATAATAATTACCATACGGAATACCTTTTTCGTAGGTTTGACATTCGCCTTTGTCTTTGAATTTTGTGCCGTCTTTGGCTTGATAAATCTTTACTATTTCTTCTATTACTTGCATAATTTTAAAATTTGTAAACCGAGAAAAAAACCTGCCACCAACATCGGTTTTGTGCTATGGTGGCTGATGTGCTGATATTCAGCTTTGGTAATCCTATTTGGCATTTGTGCTGTAACGAACAGTAGTAATTCTATTGCCACCACAGTCACAAAGCCGTTTAACGTTGGTGGTAATGCCACGAGACACCCTAAAATGGCAAGTCATCGGATGAGTTTTTATTTGTTATTGATGGCTCTACTTTTGGACAAGGAGGATAGCCCTTTACCAAATCCTTATTATCAAAGAAATTACCAATTATTTCATAAACCATATCATCTCTCATTCTATGGTTACAAATACCGTCAAACAAGTAATAACAGCAATATTCTTGACACCAAACAACTGTTGAAATATGTTCTTTAGTTTGCCATATTCTACGAAATTTATGTTTAACAATATCACCTTCAAATATTTCTTTACCATCTTTGTCTTTTAATCCTGTACTTTGGGTAATAGTATCAGCAACTACATTATAATATGAAGTTTGCCAGTCTTTGTCTAAGTCAGGTAATGTAGTTATATAATGGTATAAACTACCATCATACATTTTATGAAAGTCGCCATAAACCCAGCCACAATCATTTGAGTAGTGAAATACCCGACCTCTGAAATTTCTATTTGACATTTTTTTCTATTTAATCAGTTTAACAAAGGCACTAACCACCAACATAGTGTTGCCAAAATGGGGGGCAAACGTGCATTTAATGAACATTTGTACTGTGTTCGGCAGTAGTGCTTTTAATGGGCTTTTGTACTAACAATCCCCCACTTCGGCAACACTTGACCGTTAGCGGTCATTGCCTTTCGACCTTGACAGCATATCTGTTATTGCTTTACAATTATTATCAAACTCTTCATCGGACATTTCAGCTATTTCTCTACCTATTTTATGTATTTCGCTATTCTCGTCATCTAATGGGTCAATAGATGGCAACGAACCGCTAACACTAAATAAAAGCAATAGCTCGCTTAGTGCTTGTTGAACAGGCATCGTGCCTTCATCAACCTTTATCAATATATTTTCAATTTGTTCTTTCATATCGCTACTGCTTTTATTATTTTACCGTTATAAGAAATAGCTACCTTTCGCTCCATTTAAGAACTTTTATCGTAGAAACAAATTGATTTAATGCTTCTGCTTTTAATTCATCAGTAAAAGGCACTTCACTTTCCACTATTGTATTACTCCTTCCTATTATTCTATCGTATTGTTTCAGCACTTTAAAATTTTTGTGCCTTTTGCTTTCTTTTTGCAGTAAGCAATATCCATCTAAGAATATTGTTCCATACATAAATGTAAACCTCCATCTTTCAAAGGTTAAATCATCAATTTGTTTTTCTATTTCCATTTTAATTAAATTTATCGTTAATAAACCGCTACTTCTTATAACACGGGTTTGGCGCAATTTGCCCGACCGCACAAGCCAACGCTTCGCAAACTTCGCCAAGCCCGAAACCGTTACCCATAAGCTTCAACAATCTTTTTCAATTTACTATTTAATTCATTTTCGTAAAACAATGCACTTTCATTTGATTTTGTTGGGTCTAATCCTAGCCTTTCATCGAGTTCAGCACACATATTCCACCTCACTACGTTTTCTTTGAGTTTTAAAAGTTCTTTAAGTTCTTTTTCCATTTAGTTTATTTATTTTTTAAAAAAGTTTCTAGTTTATTAATATTTTCATCTGTGCAAAAAGTATTTTCAAAGAACAATACTTTAGCCCAATATTCTATTTCAGCAAACTTTGGATTGTCTTTTTCGATAGCTTCTAATTCTTTGTTTATTTCTAAAACTAAATGTTCTTGAACTAAACTCATACAGATTGTTTTTCGTTTTAATAATTCAGATTTATATCTTTCTTTAGCTGGTTCAGATTTATTAACTTCATCTATAACAAATTTTATCCATGATTTATCATTTACTAATCCTTTTTCTTGAAGATATGAGAACCATACAACATAATCCCCGTTTGTAGCTTTTTTACTTCTTAATCGGCTTATAATAGAATCTGCAACTATTTCATCTTTTCCACTTTCTGTATGTTGTTGTACTGCTACTAGCTCTGGCAATGGATTCAATCTTAAATATTCTTTTCGGTAATAATTATTTTCATGTTTTTGATAATTGGTTTCAAATTGGCAAAAAGTAGCCATTGATAATCCTGCAAAATTACCAAATATCCCTTTTAATCCTAGATTTATAAAGTAAATTATCTCTGATAAATTATATCGTTTCCATGATTTGTTAGCATGAACAAACATTAATTCTAGCAACAATCTAATATCATCTACATCTTGTTTATAGCCAACAAAAGCATAGCTATTTGTTATTACCTCAAGTATTTGCTCTTTACTGAATTTCTCTTGTAGTTTCTCCTGATTCATTTTTTATTTCATTTAAAAGTGTATAATAAGTATTTCCTAATTTAGCAGTTTTGCTATCTTCTTTTCCTTGTATTGGCTTTAATTCATAAAAATCCTGCCATCCACCAACTATTGACTGCTCAATTATTTTTATAGCTTTATATTCGTTTCCACCAGATAATTCATTGAGTTTCTTTTTTAGTAATTGAATAGCTTTTTCAGTAGCAGGTTTTTTTATCTTAACTCGCATTTTTAAAAATTCATCAAAAAGTAATTCAATTTCAGTTTTTTCAATTTTTGCAATACTATTATTTTTATCTATAATTATATCTATATTTTCATTTTCATTTTCATTTCCCATATGGTTATCCATATGGTTATTTTTAGGTTTACTATTAGGTTTACCTTTAGGTTTTTTATTTTCTTTAGGTCTACCACCTAGAAGCCCATTGTTTCTACGACTTTCAGTAAAATTATTTCTTTTTTCAATTTCAATTTTTAATCTTTCATTATAAAATTCTCCGTTATCATTTTTTTTAAACTTACTCATTACATCAACCGAAACAGAACCTACAGATAACCTAATGGTTTTTTCATTTAAAAATCCTTTTTGATGTTGTAAGCAAAGCAAAGTAATAAATTGACCTCGCTCTTCCATAGTTAAATCTGAAATTCCACTTAAAAAGTCTGAACTATAAAATAAAAATGCTGGGTCTTTCATAAAATAAAAAAGCCTCTGGTTTTACTAGTAGGTACGAGCTACGTTCAAACACAAAGGCGTTAAATTGTTAAACTTTCTCATCTCGTACATGATTTACTGCAAAGTTAAAAATAATTATTTAAAATGCAAGTTTTTTTTGAAAATTTTAGAAGGGCAAGTCAATATTTGGGTCATTGTCCTCATTTATAGTGTTTGCACTAGCACTAGGTTGTACCTTAGCAGTACTTTGACTAGTGGTTGTATTTGCACCAACTCTATTGATTTTCCAACCTTGTATGCTCACGTAGAACTTTCCTTGATATTCATTGCCTCTAAGGTTGATTCCGATTACTACATTATCGCCTACCTTATATCCATCAAGTGCGCTACATTTATCCTTAATAAATTCTACTTTTAATTTTTGAGGATATTGTTCTTCGGTAGTTTCGATAACTACTTCTCTTTTTTTAAAGTCTTTTCCAAGTGTTTCAGTTGCTCCGATTAGTATTATTTTACCTTTGATTTCCATTTTGTGATTTATTTATTTATTTAAAAAAGTGAGTTAATTTTTCTGTATTATTTCTAGTATTATTTATTATTTTAGACGTGCAAATCTAACATTATTTTTTATTATTGCAAATTATTTTTTACTATTAAATAAAAATAAATTTTGTTTTGTTTAAAATATATTATATTTGCCAATCGGAAGTTAAGTGGAGTAATTAAATTTACATAAATTGGCATATAATAAATATAGCACAAACTTCATTTGTCCTTTAAATACAATTATCACTAGGTTGAAGATAAATGGTACATGGTATAATTTACCATCGCTACCAATAGATTTAGCATCTCCAACACTAGTTACAGACTTAAATGTAGTTTTAAATAGTGTACCTTTCCCAACAATAACTTTTGGTAATGAACCAAGTCCAACTCCAGGGACTATTGATATTAAGGCGGTTTGTACAGAAGAAGTAGTAGATGAAATTGAGATAAATAGTGGTGGATTAGGAGTGCTTACAACACAAGTATTCACATCAACTGCTTGTACAAAAGGAGTGGCTTGTACGCCAAGTTTAATTGTAACCGCAGATATAGATTTTGATTGCGACACTCAAATATTTAGATACCAAGATACGACTAAAGAATATAATGCACTTACAAATCCAAATGGATATGGGGTTACTGCTCCGTCTAGCATAGCAAATATTCAAAATATTGACTTTGCTTTATGGGATGGCGTTACATTAGTAGGAGTTTTCAATAGCCCATACTTACCAAATGCATTAGGAACTTCATATATAGACTTAAATTCAACAAATTTTGGATTAGTTACATTTGAGCCAAATAAAACTTATACACTAGAATATAGAATAAACACAATTAGAGGTAATCAAGGAGTTTGTATATCTACTCCATTATTAATACCTTGTTGTGGTGGATCTATCCTATCTAACAACCGAGTAAAATTTTCAGTATTAGAAAAATTAGGTTGCAAGTCAATAGAGTTTACTGATACAAGTGGAGTTTATTCTCTAACAAACACTGGTGGATATGGTACTCCAAACTACAATTATTCAGATATAACTTCTACATTAATTAGGGTTACTAGAGCAGATGGTTTAGTTTATGATATTACAGATTTCATACCAACTGCATTAACCCCTAGCGTAATAATCAATGGTTATCAAATTGGCTATGGCACTGCATCAAGTCCAGAGGTAATAACTTCGCAAGTAGTGAAAATAGAATATTTTGTATATACTTCATTGGCTTGTAGAATTGGTTATATGGAGCAAGATGTATTATTTCACTGCCAATTAAAAAATTGCATACAAAATAGAGCAATAGAAGTATTGAAAGAAGATTGTGAAAGTTGTGAGAAAAATAATGCACAAGAGGTATTGAATATGCTATTGAACTACCAAGCAATACTAATCACTAGCCAACATAATGTATCTTGTCTTAAAAAAGTAATAGAAAACTTATTGTTTGACTGCTTAAAAGGATGCAATGGCTGTAACTAGTAATAAAATTAGAACTTGCATAAGTAATACTTACTGCAATATTCAAGACAATAAATGTCTAGGTAAGCCTACTGCAAAACTTGAAGAAAAATTAGCGAAACTTATGTTAGCTGATTGGGTTGTAGGATGTGGGACACAAGAGTGTGAGATAGAGTGTTTTATTAACAAAAATTGTAATTGCTAATGCCAACAGATTGTAATAAAGGAATAGTTTCTTCGGTAGAAGTGCCAATACCAACAGACGAATGCGCTTGTATAGGTGTAAAAACTATCACATGGAACGTAAATAATACCGTAACTATAACGCTAACGGATAATAGTTCAATAACTAGTCCAGTTCTTACTGGGCCACAAGGATTGCAAGGTAATCCAGGAAGTCCAGGAAGTCCAGGTGTAAACGGTAAAGATGTAGAAATGCGCTATGATGGCACTAGTGGTTATTTACAATGGAAGATAGTAGGTGCATCTACATGGAATAACTTATATAAGCCATTTGATTATACGAATGAAACATGGAAAGAAATAAAAGTAACATCTACTGATACGTTTGCAGATGGAACTCCAGTACCTAGCTTTACGGCAGGAACGGGTGCAAACTCTGGATCAATCGTATATATCCGTAAAAGATATAATGGCGATGTTGAGATAAACTTTCAAACTTATTTCAATAAAAATGTTAGTTCAATGGATGTATTTACTATACCAGTAACGCCAACAGGATATAGACCAAGCAAAGCAGGATATTATCATCTTTATTGCCAAAATTCGGGAGAAGTTATAGGTAGCGCATTAGTAAATACAAACGGAGTAGTTAGGTTAATTTTGCCCGTTGGACAGACATTTACAGGAGGTTTTGGAGGAGGTGCAACCGTAAACGCATACATATCATTCTCAACAATATAAAAATAAAAAATGAAAAAGTTAATTTTAAGCATTTTGCTGTTATTTTCAGTGAGTTTTATTAATGCACAAACGTATGCTTACACAGTAGGTACGAACTGCATAGAGTTTAAAACAGGGTTGATAGTTACAAATGTACCAACTCCATTATTGTATGTTAAATTAGATACAAATAAACTCGTAAACAAAATATACATTTATTCAGCGAGTGGAGATATTATATTCCCAGCAAAAGGGTTACCAATAAATGGGTTTACTACGTTGCTAGATTTATATAATGATTTGAAAGTTTATAGTTGTAGTGCATTATTAGTGCTAGATAGTAATTCTTGGAAACTAGGTGGCAACAACATATCATCGGCTAACTACATAGGTACTAATAACGCACAACCTTTTGTGATAAAAACAAATGGGAGTGAAAAAGCTAGAATAACCACTACGGGCAAGGTAGGTATAAATACAAATGCTCCGACATCAACTTTGGACGTTGCAGGAGATATGCGAATACGAGGTCTAGTTGCATCTACAACAGATAGCGTAATTGGTATTGATGATAGTGGATATTTATATAAAACATTTGTAAGTGGAGGTGGTTCATCTTACTACCTATATAGTGAAAACTATGATGCAGGAAGTTTTTATCCTAGCACAGTTACAGGATTAAATGCTGTATCTATTGGAGTGGGAAATAATGTAAGTGGTGATGGTTCTACTGCTATTGGAGCTGGTAATACTGCAAGTGGGAATACATCAATAGCATTTGGTAAAGCTAATATTGCTAGTAGTGGTTCTTCTACTGCTATTGGTAATGGTACTACTGCAAGTGGAGAATTGTCAATATCAATAGGTAGTGGAAATATTGCAAGTGGTGAGCTTTCAATGGCAACTGGATATGAAACAACTGCAAAATCTTATGTAGAAACTTCATTTGGGTTTCAAAATACAGATTATACTCCAATATCAGACATAGCATTTGAGCCAACAGATAGGTTAATCGTTGTAGGTAATGGTAATGGGGCTACATCAGATGCTTTCACAATCCTTAAAAATGGTAAAACTGCTATTGGAATAGATAACTTTGAAACTACTACAAATGAAGCAAAATTACAAGTAAATGGATTCTATGCAACATCTATTGAGGTTATAAACTCTAATACTACATTAGATGCTTCTACGTGTGCATCAATTATAATAGTTGATAATTCTGCATCAAGCAAAACTATAATTTTGCCAATTGCATCTGAAATGTTTTTTAATGGCATGACTGCAAGAATTATTATAAAAAGAAAATCAACAAATCATAATATTACAATTAATCCACAATCTGGGAGCAATATTGATGGTGCTACTCATTATGATTATACAGGAAATGATAAAGCGTTTGAATTTGTAACAGACGGAGCTAAATGGTATAAACTTTAAAACCATAAAATATTTTTAATTTTGTATGAAAAACCAAGATTTTTTTTATAAGACAATAACAGGAATAATGTTTACTATTGTTTGCTTTTTTACAAGTCAAACATATTTCAAAATTGACAAATATGTAGAAAAGACAAATAAGCTAGAAAGTCAAGTTGCAGTAATAAATAATAAACTTGGCATTGCAAAAGATGACATTAATCCAATTAATTTTTTTAGCTATCTTTTCATAAATAAAAGTGAAGAACCTGAATTAAAAGAAGAAAAAAAATGTGGCAATCAATTATTGAATTAATAATTCAGTTTTTTAAGTCAATTTCTAGCGTTTCAGACACGACTAAGGAATTAGTGCCAGTTATAGAAAAAAAGCAAGAAATTCGCACTCCAGTACAAGAACAAGAAGCTGAAAATGATACAATAAGAAAAAAAGAAAAAAAGTATGAGTTATTATCTAGAGAAATTAGAAAAGATTTGAAGCATGGATATGAACCAAATGAAATAATAGCACATTATAAATTATCAATAGGTGAGGATTTGACAGATATTGTCAATCGAGAATTTGAAAATTTAAAAGAAAATAAAAAAAGGTTAAAATCATTTAATAAAAACAAAAAAAAATTATCATGAAAAATTGGAGAACGACATTAATAGGAGCAATAGCGTCAGGCTTATTAGTAGCTCAAACATTTATTTCGGAAGGATTTACAGGAAGTAAAGAGCAGATAGGTCAATTAATTATAGCTGTAGCTATAGCTGTATTAGGAGCAGTTGCAAAAGATTTTAATGTTTCTGGTAAGTAGGTTAAAAAAGAATGATAGATTATACTATAACTGCTGGTAATGGGTTTTTAAACGTTACTGATAATACGAATAATGTTTTTAATGATTTCTACTTACTAAGTATTAGGGTAGAATACACTAAAGACATTTTTCTTATTACGGATTGTAATAAGACTTTAAAACTAGCAGTAGCTAACTTATCAAAAATAAATAGTGGTGCGTTTGCTACGTTTGAGGACTTGCAATTATTTATTCGTGAAGCTCAAATAGCTGCGCAAAATAATCTAAAAAGTATTGCTGAACAAGTAAATGATAGTGGAACTGCAACATTATCAGATACTCAATTAGTACCTATTATAGATGGAAGTAGTTTATTAAAATCTACATGGGCAAATATTAAGGCTTTTCTAAAGACTTATTTTGATACGATATATCAAAGCACATCATTATCTGCTTACTCATTTAGAGCTAATAATACAAATACAACTGCAAACGCTACAGATAATACATTTAAAGATATTGCAGAACAAGTATATAGTGGTTCAATAACATGGACTGCAACAACAGCTCCATCTGGTGCAACTAATCATTCTTATAGATGGTCGCAAGTAGGTAAATTAGTTACTTTAAGACTTACATTAATTTATGCAAATGCAGGAGTATCTGTAACATCAGTTACTTGTGGATTGCCACCAGATTGTCCTGTTCCAGAGATACCTTTTGGTTCAACTGCAAATGGGTCTGCTTTATATAACGGAAGTGGTACATTAGCAACAGCAGTAGTAGGTGATGGAATGTCGCCTAGTGTGAATGGTGGTATATCAGAATTAAAAATAAATAGTGGAGGTACTGGTTATGAAATTAAGATTTATAGAGGTTCAGCAGGTTATAGGTCAGCTAGAGCAGTTATTCAATATTATTCAGTTTAAAACCTTAGTATTTCATCTGCTAAACTATTCTGTATTGAGCAGTATAAAAAAAGGGAGCTACAAGCTCCCAATTACTAAACAACCTATTTTAATACTTAGATATTTGAATTGTTTAATTAAACTCTATAAAGAATCTGAATTTAAACCCAACTAATATTTGTCTAGGTTGTATGCCAAAACAAGCATACGCACTATACCAATTATCTAGTCCACTAATAAGCCCTTCAAAATAATCTCCTACTCTGCTATCTGCTCCATTACTGCCTCCAACAATATTTAACTCTCCCCAACAAGTTCCAGCATCTCCAATATTAGCAGTCAATACTCCAGGAGCAAGACTTGCACCAGCTACAATTTGGTCTAATCCACCAAAATACCCACTTGTGATACTTCCATAAGAACCACCTGCATTTGGAGAACCTGTCCCAGTAATATCTGCAGTCAAATCTAAAGGAGGAGTATATTTTGTAACTTGACATCCGCTAGATAGTCCAAAAGTAACATTAGCTCCGTCTGCACTAAGATTTGTATATACTTTAATCTTTTTTACCGAGTTCCAATTTACTAAATCTTTAAAAGCAATAATGCCACCACCACCATCAGACCCGACTAATACTCTTGGTCGATTCTTGCCATCATAACCCCATCCACTAGAACTAACAAACCCTGTTCTTTCAGCTACATTAAGTGCGTTAGCTGCTACTGTTACCTTTGTTATACTAGTTGTCGTACAAGTAATATCCCCACTATCGTATTGAGAAGTAGCTGGAGGTGTCCATACCCATGCTCCTGGAAGTGGATTTTCTATGCAAGTAAACTCATATACAATTCCATCTGGAGGTATTGTTACTGGAGTGTTTATTGGTAAGTTGTTTATTCTTCCTCCAACATTTGAAGGGAATAATACAATAGAAATAGCTCCCATATTTACTATTTTAGTGCTTTTACCTGTTTTTGGTTGAGGTAATTTAGCTGCATAATCAGAACTTGTAACTGTTGTAAAAACATTTACTCCGTATTCTAATATGCTAGTAGTAGTTTCATCTGTATTTTCAGCAGCTAAAGAATCAATTACTTTTGAAATAACTGAAACGATTGGAGCTTCTGGGTCTGTTTCATCTACAGAAATATCTGTTCCTGGAATAATATTTCTTACTACATTTTGGTTAGGGTCTGGAATATTTGGACCTGGAGTAAAAGGTAAATGATTGTGTTGTTCGTAAGGATTTGGGCCTGCCATAATTTTTTAATTTTAATTGTGTAAATTTAATGACTTATTTTTAATATTTATGTATTTAATTCTTTTTCTGCAATCTTTTCCTTGATATTTTGCTTATATCTCACATCTTGAGCATCCTCTGAATGACGTAATTTTTGCTCTTGTAATGCCATAGCATTTTCTCCTTTCAATTTTTCAACTTTTAAAGGCATACTAATACGCTCCATTTCAAGTTCAGATTCAATCTGCAGTCTTTCAGCATTTGCTTGTTGTTGCATACGTGATTGCTCCATAGCATTTTTCTCACTTTCAGCTTTCAATTTATTTATTGCAACTACTCCTTTCTCTAAAATTTCCTCCGCTTCCGCAGCACTTTGGCTATTTACCATCTTCATTAATGCTAATGCAAAGTTTGGATCATTCACAGTTGGTAATAACATTTGAGCAGTTTGTACCGCAACATTCTTTTGTTGTTGTTGTTTTAGCTTATTTTGAACTACTAATCCATATCTATTCAAATACCAATTTGTGTCTTTTGAAAGGTTGAAAAAGTTTTGTCCACGCTCACCAATGTAGTATTTAACCTTATCTGAATCTTTCCAACAAATAGGAAATAAATTACATACTTCTTGCAGTGATGATTGAATTACACTATACCACGTAGAAATGTATGGATATAAACTCATTTGTGCTTGTTGAATGGCATTTTGTTGTGTGCCTAATCCGGTGTTTGAATTTACAATACCCATATATCCCTCATTTAACCCCGTTACCAATAACATACTTGTATCTAGGAATTGGATAAATCTCATTAAGTCAGACACTGCCTGACTTAATCCCATATCAATTTCTTTTGGCTGAATTATCTGTCCTCCATTGAGTTGCATATCGCCCTCTTTGGCTGAATTTACTCGGTATACTCCATAAGCCATCATATTGTAGTGATTATCCAAAGGATTATCCTCTGTAGCTTCATCAATAATTAATATTTTACCTTTTGCTTGACCTACTAGCCTATCAATAGAATAAAATGCATTAATCTTCATTGATTCCAAAGGTTTCAACAAATCTACAAGGCAAGGATGAAGTCCATCTATAATCCCTTTTATTGGCAACTCTCTTTCACTTGGAGTATCTTCTGAAACAATTTGATTAGGCATTTCTCTGCATTGGTAGTATATTTTACTTGCAATTCTAGTACACTCCCAAACCGTATTAGTGCATCTTTGCTCATACTTATCATTAGGACTTAGCTTGTCATCATCTCCAACGAAATGTACATGAGGGTTATCCTCGTCTAATTTATTAGGAGTTATTTTGCATTTTACCCATTTGATTGCTTTGAAATAAATCTTGTAACAATCAATGTATAAAGTATCTTGCTCAATAAACCAATCACATCCATCTTTCCACGTCTTAGCCATTGCAGATGCTCCTACATTACCAAAGTTCTCCATTAGTCCATTAAGATATTCTACATCTTCTTGGCTTAAATTTGGACACTTATCAATAATTTCTTGTGGAGTAGCTGAATAGTAATATCCTGCATATCTACCTTTATGAATAAATGGACTTGTGCTATCTAAATCATAAATCAAATTTTGAGTAGGAATTACATCTAGTTCGGGGTCTTCCAATCCCTTATAAATATCTACTGCCATTTTGCCTGTAACAAAGTAGTTCCAAAGTAATTGATTAGTAAGTTTATACTGCATACCTTTCATGGTATCAGTCAATATCCAACGTAATGCTTTAGATAAATTTATTTCAGCTTCTGTTTGGTATTTAGAATAATCCACACCTTTTATTTTCTCAATATCCTCTGGCTGAATTACATCTAGCACGTCAATAGGCGCGCCTAAAATTTCATTAATACCACTTTGTTGTCTTACAAATCTTGCAAGTTTTTCTGCTCCAATCTTTGAAACTTCTTCAATCTTTTCTTCATATCCCTCTTTATTGATAACCGAAACAACATAGTCTAGTTCTTCACTAGTATATTTCCCAATAGCCTTATTCAATAAATGAGCAATAGTGTTTACTTGTCGGATTCTTCCTGGTAAAACTCTATCTGGAGTATTAGGATTTACGTATAATTTAGTAACATAATCAAAGTCGCTTTCAGGCACTGTGCCTTTTGCGTAATTGATATTTTCTAAATCTCGCTCATTATAGCAGTTTTGGCCACGAAGAATTATTGCATCAATGGCTTGTTTTGCCCATTCTAATTGTTCGTCCTTTTTCGCAGGAACTACGTTACTAAAATTTCTCATATTATCGTGTCATCATTTTCTGTTGCTCGACTGTACTTATTACTATCATCTTATTTCCACTATGTATTGTATATGGAATAAATGGTTTTTCTTTTTTCTTTGGCATAAACTCTGGTAGCATTTTTATGTTTTCAGATGCATGAAGTACCGACCAAATATATGCCATAGCTAAATCCACATTTTCTGTCCCAAAGTTACTTAATTCATCTAACAATTCAATAAAAACATGATTTTCCCAATTGCTATCAAAATCTTGAACGGCAATTTCAGTTGCAGTAGCAATAGCTTGCGATGTTGGACTTACTCCGTATCTTGCAGTATTATTTTTACTATACACATTATCCAATAAACTAGGTCTAGTTTTTAGATACTTGGCTGCATTCCTTTTTACAAAATAATCTTTCCAATCGTCCTCCGTATGCTCAAATAGTAATTGGCAATCATAGTACATTGCAGTGAGCATACAATCCTCAAAGAACATATCTTTTGTTTTGGGTCTATTATGATAAATACAAATAGGCAAATTCCCAATTTCGCTTAATCCGTTGAATGGCCTATAAATCACTATAGCACCTTTTGATGTAGCAAATTGTCCACTATCTCCTTTACGATATGGATCTACTGCACCCACATCTTTATTAATCAAACCTTTTTTCGGATGCATATAAATTTTCCATCTACCATCTAGGCACTCTGCAAATTTTATACTTCCATCTTTATTGTCTTTATATAAGTTTCCAGTTTTAATTTGACTTTCAATAGCCTTATTAGTCATAATATCGGCTATTTGTGAGGATATGTAGTTTGTATTAAATGGACTTTGATTAATCGATACAAACATTTCCTTTTCAGTTAAAGGATAGTTTTGCATTTCAATGGTGAGAATATCGTCTTTTAGTCCTTTTCTTCTATCAAGCACCCACTTTTCAGCACCCTCCATATCACTATCTCCATTCTCTTTCACAAATCCCCATAAAGCTTTGTTTGCAGGAATAAATAGTTTTTCAAAGCCATAATCATTGTGATTAAACCACAAAGTTCTGAAATCTTTATAACCATGGTTGAATGCATTTGACGTACCTCCGGCTATGATAGTACCAAACTTTTTTGCACCTTTTTGTAAATTTGCTCTTGATGTTTGAATAAGTTTTAATGGGTCTTTAATCTCCCCAAACTCCTCTAATCCCATCACTTTGAAACGTCCCGACTTACCAACATCGGCATTTACTACTTCAAGCATAGTGAGTGAAGATAAATTGCCACGTTCTGTTTTTCTACCTGTTTCTTCATCAGTTTCAACCCAACCATATTTTAATAAATCAGCATTATTTGAAAGACCAGGGTCTACCTTAAAATCATCTAGTAAATGTTGCCAACCTAATTTGTACTTATTCTTGAATTGTTGCTTTGCAGGAGAAGTCCCACTAGGAAACAACATTATGATATGATTATCCTTGAAAAAATGAGTTTCGTATAGTGATATGTTTGCTAAGTCATAACTAAATCCTTTATCTCTACCTTTACCAACTATTAAATCTCTTTCATTTTCATAGCAGTAATCTAGTAAATCATATAAGTCTTTTTGAGCATCTACATAGTAAGGACTAATCATTTTTTCACGACTATCTCCATCTTCTAAGTGAAGTATCTTGAAAAAATTTAGTTTGAAATATAGCCTACCAGTGATAGTAGTGCCGCCATGCGTATATCCGTTAAGTATGTAATGTAATTGTTCTTCGAGCCATGAGAACCATTGTGGACTATCCCTTTTATAATCAGGGATTCCATATTTTATAACGGGCGAAAAGTCGGTGTAATTTACACTCAAAACTTTTTATCTATTTTTCTCCTCTAAGAATGAGAGGCTACGATTCGACTTGACTTTCCCAACAACATCTTTAGCAGACGTATCGGCACTTTTATTTATTTCACCAACGGTTGTAATAACTGTTGGCAATTCTTTCATTATTGTAATAATATCCTTTAGATTGTCACTACTAACAACCGCTTCTCCATCTATGTAACTACTTAGTAATTTACCGCCTTTAAGGTATGATTTTCGGAGTTTATTTTCTTGTGTATCACAAATCTGTTGATACTTTTTTATTGCATTTTTAAGGACTTCTATATCAAATTTTTCCTTTCCAAATACTGATGCGTAAACTTCATCCCTACGTACAGATTCAGATTCCTCATAAGCAAATGGACTTGTAGGGTCTGCATATAGAATTATAAATGCAATAGCATTTGCTCCATGTTTTTCTAGTATATTCCTAAATTCAACATAGTAATTGCAGGTATCTTCATCTACCTCCCATTTCTTCTTACTTTTGTTGAATTTAGCAAATATTACCATAATTTATCTACCGGGTCTATTAACTCTAGCATCTTTTGTGCCACTACAAGCGCAGTTTATCTTTGCTTTTTTAGGCATTAAAGAACTACCAGTGTCTTTTAGTTTAACAACAGGTGCTTTGTGATTCTTTTTTGGATGTTCGTATGTTGGCATTTTAATGAAATTTAAACCCAAGTTTATTGCTTAGGTGAGTTTTTAAATCACTTATACTCATAGCTATATAATATTTGTGAGTACCAAATATTATCATAGTCTTATTTTCTACTTGCTTTCCTGAATCTTCATAGGTACGATACGTTCCACCTCTAACGTGGTCTAGTGGAATATTTGATAGCTTTTCTTTAGAGATGTTGTTGGCATCCCTATGGAAAGTCTTTAGTTCTATAAATTCGTTATTGTTTTCCATCTACAAAAATATTTAAGAATGATAAATCTGTTGGCACATTCAAGTCGCTAAGTTCTTCATCAGTGAAAAGAATAACTTTTATTTCAATCGGAGTTCCTTGAAGTGACTTCATTTTTTCTACATACTCGTCCTCTCTTGTGATGTCTTTTTGCAAGTATTTCATTACCTCGCCCTCTTTTGGAAAGTATTGCTCACTATCAGCATTTACTAAAATCATACCTTGTGGAGTAGATTTTGCTCTAAATGTACCACCTGCAAGTCTTTTTTCTTCTCCCTCGCCCTCATATACTTTTTCAGTAGTAACTTGATTCCACCAAACTGGCGTTTCGTCTTCTACTACGATAAATTCATCCACTAGTTCTCTTTCTTTCTTGATGTATGCATTTGCATTTAATTCAAGAATTTGAATGTTTTTCTGCAATTTTCTTGCAGTACTAGATTTCATACTTCGGTTCATATTTGAGAAATCTATTATGTTCTCTCTAATACTTCCTAGTAAATCTCTAGGTAAGACCATTAAATCAACCTGTGTTGGTTCACTTTGTCTTTTTCCCATTTCCACTACCTTTCCTTTTGCTTTTACTTTTGTACTTTTTAACTCTTCCATGTTTTAACTTATTTTTGTTTTTAAATATATTATTAATTCTAATTCTCTCTAATCTGTAGAACAAAACGTATTCAATGCAAGATAAGATAAAATTATATTTGTATTCATAAAGATTAAAATGTCTTTTGACTTTAGCCTTTATAGAAGACTTTATAATTTTTTTCTTTAATTCACTATCACTTACGTTTGTTGGCAAAACTACTAATTTTATTTAACTATGCAAAATTAATTTATTTATTCCTAAAACAATACCTTTATTTTGTAAAATTTTAAACCTTTCCGTTTCTTCTCCATTAAACAATATTCTAGGATTTATCATAAAGGAGTTAGATGATAGCTTTACAAGGATGTTGGATCTTGATAAAATAGATATAACTTGATTAATATATTTCATATTACATTTAGCTGCTATAATGTCTTTTTTATTTTTGTCTATGGATATTACATTGGTATTATATTCAGTATATTGAGCTAATTCAAATAATACTCTATATTGGCCATGAGTAAGAAGTTCTAAATATTCACTACCCTCTGCATAGTACTTAATGAACTTAGCATACTTCATAGCTTGTTTAGTAACCCACATTTTGTCTGTTACTTCGCCAGTTTCCTGGTTCACGCTATGCTGAATGAAAATATTTCTTTTTGACCCCACTATACTATAACTTAGTGCGAATATAGTAAAAAATAAAAAAAGCACCACAATAAATTGCAGTGCTTTAGTCTAAAATATAAATATATGGAACTGCAAATATACAAAAATATTCTTAAATCAAAATTAAAATATTCTATATGTAAAATTACTTGCTACTCGTACGTATCTAAATAATTTATTATCACGTATTATGTACATTGATGCTTCTTTTTGATATCCGCTATTTTCATATTGTATGTGCAATTCTTTAAGTCCTAAATCTTGCATAGCTTTCCATACTTGCTTCCAACTTCTAGTTAAATCAATATCGCCATACCACACTACTCTACCTTTAGGAGTGTAAATAAATGAGTTAAATATAACTTCATTATTTGGGTATGCTTTTCTATATCCACTCTTTGAAAATGAAATTATCCTACCTGCGAATAATTTATGCTTCCTAAAAGCAATTAATTCTTTTTCTTTTGTTTTAGCTTTCTGTTCCATTTTCTTCTGTTTTTTCTACATAAAAAGTTTCATCATAAATCTCATCTACATACCTTTTTGCAATCTTTTTACACTTCTTAATTGTGCGCTCCTTAGTAGCTTGTTGGCTTTTAATCATAGGGTCGCTTTGCTCAAATAATTCATGTGCCAAAGATATTACTTGCATATTTTCAGCTCTAGTAGGAGCTTCAAATTCAAACTCTATATCTTCTTCCAAATCTTCGTCAATAACCTCGTCATCTTGATATTTTCTAGTAAATATAAAGTAAGTTAGCCATAAAACCCAAATAGATAATATTATTAATGATAGTATCATTATAGTACTTTACCTTTTAATATTCTTTTGTTTTGAACTTCAAAATTGCCTTTAGCATCTATATCTACTATTGCAAAACCATGATTCCATTTGTTTATAGGCATATATTCAGGATTCAATTCACATAAACATCCTAAACTAAATGTTGTAGTCAATTTGCCCTCTAAATTGCTCTCTGAATGTTCACTTGTTTGGTGGTTGTGTCCTTGCATAGCTGATGCCTTAGCCTTTAAAAATAAACCCCTTGCAATGTTTACTGGACTAAATACACCTCCTGCAAATTCATGTCCATGCAATACGTTCAAATGTCCTAATTTTATAATTCTTTTTTCACCAATTATTGTAACATTTTTGGCTCTTTTTTTAATTATTTCTTCAAGTTGAAACTCCTCCACATCAGCTATTTCTCCTGCTTTTTGCCAAAGGAAATGATTATATCTTTCTTCATGGTTCCCAATTTTTAAGTAAATTTTGCATTTATAGATATTGTTAAGTATATCCATAAATTCTTCAAATGCTTTTAATTCCTCTGCAAAATTTCTTTTCTTAGGGTCTTTGCAATACCTACTTAACCCAAAGAAATCTAGTACATCACCATTAAGTAAAATAGCATCTATTTTCATTTTCTTTGTGTAGTCAAATACGGCAGTTAATGCACTAATAGAGTGATATGGTATGTGAATATCTGAAAGTACTAATACTTTACTAGCTTTGATAACAAATGGAGTAAAACTTGTTTCATCGGATGCAGGAAGATTGTATGGATTCATTGGTTTTGGTGGAGTTTTATTTTCAGCATCCTTTTTTACAACTCGCTTACCCATATTACCTGTTATTCCTCTAATTATGCTTCTAGTAGCTTCTATGCTATCAAACATTAACGGATTATCTTTGACTATAATCCTTGCTAATTTAGCGTTTGGGAAATTTGGGAACTTCTTTAAATAACTTCTACATATATCTGTTTTTGTCATTTTTTTGACTATTGGTTTCGCAAATATAAACATTATTTATTAAAAACAAAATAGGGAGTATAAATACTCCCCAAACCAAAACAATAAAAATGAACGTGTAAATATAATAATTAATATTTATATTTGCTTTGTGAAAATTATAAAAATAAAATATTTCAAAACTGGGATGCTTAACAAAGTAGATTCAGTTGAATTATTTAATGGGATAAGTACTATTTATAACTCATACGATAGGATTTATTTAAAATTGAATAATAGTCAATGCAGTATTGAATTTATAAAATACTTGTATCACTACTTATGGAGCGAATATGGAATAGATGAGGTTATGAATAAAATAATAGTAGAAGATAGCAAAGTAATGAGTAAAATAGAAGTAATCGGTAGTATTTACGCTTAAATTATATAAAATGAAAATATATAAAATTTACTTTGAAATTTTTGGCAAAAAGATGAAGTACGAAGTAGAAGCTGAAAGCAAAAATGATGCTATCAATAAATTGAAAAACAAGATAAACATTATAAAAATAGATGAGGGAATAAATGATGATGATGTACTTGAGAATTTAAAGAATATGTTTGGAATGAAGTAAAATATGAAAAAAAGAACTAAAAAAGAAATTGAAAAGGATATTGCAACCTACAAGCAATTAATAGCAATGTTTGAGGAAAAGAATGATTATGAAGCTACGGAGCGTTCAAAATTAAACTTAGAAAAGTGCTTATTAGAATTGAAAAATATTAAAAATTTGTAACAAATATGTGCTAAATTTGTTACAAAATAAAATCAAATCAAATGAAAATATCTAAATATATATCATACAACGAAGCAACTAAAAGCCAAACGGCAATAAGACACGGGATTAAAAACGAGCCTAATGATGAGCAGTTACAAAATATGAAAATAGTTGGTACTAAATGTTTCGACCCAATTAGAGAATTTTATGGCAAACCATTAAGAGTTAGTAGTTTTTTTAGGTCTTTAGAATTAAATAGAAAAGTAGGTGGTGCTAAAAATTCGCAACATTTGAAAGGTCAAGCTATTGATATTGATGCTGGAAGTAAGATTGAAAATAAAAAATTATTTGATTTTGCTAAGGATAATTTAGAATTTGACCAACTAATTTTTGAATATGGGGATAATAGTGGTCCTGAATGGGTACATATAAGTTATAATCATGGCAAAAACAGAAAGCAAGTATTAAGGATAAAATAATCTATATATTAATATTTAATTTATTATATTTGTGGTCGTAATCAAGTAAAATAAAATGAATATTTTTAAACAAATTACTGGATATGAGGGATTATATTCAGCATGTTCAAATGGAGATATTATTAGTTTACCTAAAAAAACAAGAAAAGGCACTAGGATATTAAAACCTATAAAAGTAACTTTTGGTTATTATGCTGTTGATTTGGTAAAAGATAAAAAAGTTAAACGATTTTTAGTGCATAGATTGATTGCTAATACATTTATAGATAATAAATCATCAAAGCCACAAGTAAACCATATTAACGGATTAAAGAGTGATAATAGACTTGAAAATTTAGAATGGAATACTCAAAGTGAAAATCAAAAACATGCTATAAAAATAGGACTTAGGTCAGCAAAAGGAGAAAAAAATAGTCAATCTAAATTAACGAATAACAAAGTGTTGGAAATATTTAAAGATAATTCAAAATATAGTATAATTGCTAAAAAATATAATATATCTATTCCTACTATATCAGATATAAAAAGAGGTTATAGCTGGTGTAGTGTTACTGGAATGGAAAGCAAAAAAATATAAATTAGTAAAACTGAAAAGATATTTATTACTATATCTTAACCTAGCTTAATAGTATCTATGCACTTATCACACATTTGTACAAATTCAGTATTAGATATATTGCACTTGCATTTTGGGTATGTTAAATTGTATTTTTTAAAAATTAATTCAGCTTGTTTTAAGGATACTTTGATGTTTAGATAGACACTAGTATTACACAGACCAAACTCCCAATGCTCATACTCCCAATCGGTTCTAGCTTCTCTGTATATTATTGTTATATGTTTAAATTTTTCTTTTGAAAACATATCTAAAAATTCTTTAAATCCTATATCTGATGGACTTCTGTTGTAGTGTTTTTTGGGGTCGAATATATCTATATGATGACTATAAGAATTTAAGATAGCATCACTATATATCTTTTTTACATCTTCTTTTTTAATATTATTTATTTGCATATTTTATTTTTGATGTTTTTCGCAGAATTTAATAGCCTTTGCAAAACTTTCGGCAGTTAGTTTTTTATTGTCTTTTCCTGCATATAAGTAAAAAGCTATTTTTGTGATGATGTAATTATATAGTTGTTTCATTTTATTTTTTAGAAATTTGTTGATTATTACTTACTATATTTACCTTTATGTAGATATTAAGCATCATTGTAGAATTTATAACCTATCTATGAGTATTTTATCCTACAATTCGCAATTCGCGAATCACGAATTTACTTTTTAAAAAATTCATGCAATACTTTAACATCTCCCAAATTTTCCAGCTTATGAGCTTCTAAATTTAACTTATGCAAATTTATAACTTGATTGCTCAATCTACAAATTTCTTTTGATTTTAACACCTCTGTATCTAAATTCTTTTCAGATTCAATTTTCTTTATTTGCCCTAATAAGGCTTTATTTAGTTCGTTTAACATATCTACTTAGTTTTATAATATTTCTTTGAATTTCGATAAGTTCTGGAGTTATTTCAGAGCGTTTGTATCCTTTTCTATTCACTAGCACTTCCTTAATGTAAACATCATGTAATTCTTTTTGATATTTTGCTCTAAAATGAACTTTACTTGCATATACCAAGTCTGGATTTTTAGCTCTCCATTCCCTTTGCTTTGCTTTTATTCGTTCTTTATTTGCTTGATAGTATAGTTGCCTCTTGTTCATTACTTATTTCTTTTATTAAAGACAAAATTATATCACACGTACCTTTTTCAATTTTACTAGATTTTATTAATTCAGGGTCTACTGAAAATAATTGCTTATGTCTAATTTGATTTATTTTTTCAACAAGCAAATGTATGTTAAAAGGTGGTTTTGGTGGCGTTAATTCTGTTACATTTATTGCCTTATTAGACGAGTTCATGTATTCAACAAGTCTCTCTTCTACTAATGCAACCTTATCATAAAAAGCATCTTC